AGTGCCTGTTCAGCCGGGCCTGCGCCCAGGCCTTCAGCTTCGCCTCCGTGTCCAGGCTCTGGTCCGTCTGCACGCTGCAGACGATGCCGTAGGAGCTTTCGTTTTTGCTCAGGTATCCCTTCCCGCTCAGCCGCAGGTTGTTCTGCCCGATGGGATAGATCCGGGTGTACATCCGGCTCCGGTCGATGCTCCGCTTCAGGCTGCTGATGTTCCGGTCCATCCGCAGCTCGCTCAGCGTGCTGCTTTCCTTCCGGATGTGCAGCCTGAATGGCAGCTTCGTCAGGTCGTACTCCCACACGCAGCCATCGATCACGCTGCAGATGGTTTCCATCGCGTCGAACAGCTTGTCCGCGTTGAACTCGTAGGGCTGGGTCACGGAGAAGGCGAAGTCCCCAAGAGTCCATACGCTCTGCTGCTTCAGCACGTACTGGGCCGCCTTCTTCGCGGTTACGCCGCCGGCGTTCCCGCCCATGGTCTTGCTCGTGACGTCCGAAGGCAGCACCATGTCCGCCAGCGTCCGGATGATGTGCTCCAGCTGCACCGTCTGGGTCTTCGTGTTGTAGTCCGTGTCCACGGACCGGACCCGCCAGACGATGCCCTTCCCCGGATCCGTGTCGTCCTTCAGCCATTTCCCGACCGCAATCTCCGGACTGAGGCCCAGCACCATGGTCGCCGTGCTGTCCCGTTCGCTGAGGTTCAGGCTCATGCTCTCCGGCGTGAAGTACGTGCCGGGCGTCAGGGTCTGCCCGCTCAGAAGGATCAAATAAACCGCCCCCTTGCGCTCGCGGTCAGGGTGCAGCCGCGCTGCGCGGTATAGCTGACCGTCACGTTCCCGGGGTTCACCCGGAAGTCGTCGTCGCTGGCCTCGCTCCGCTTGCTCAGCACGCTGCGGTATTTCCCCGCCGTGTTCTTGATCCGGGCGCGGAGGATCCCGTTCGCTGCGTAGTTGTGGTCGATCACCAGGCTCTCGTCCGCCTCCAGCCCCAGGGAGGTGAAGCTGATGGTCCGGCTGCCTACGGTAACGGACGCGGTGTTGATGGTGGCCCCGCTGCCGTTCAGCAGCGTGACGTCCGCCTGGGTGGTGGTGTTTCCGCCCACGGCCAGGGTGGCGCTGCCGGTCTTGGCGGCCTTCTTCGTGGCGCAGGTGCCGCTGGCGGTGGTCTCCTCCCAGTAGGGCACGTCCGACGCCCGCAGCGTGATGGTGTATTCTCCCGTCCAGTTGGCGGGGTCGCCGGCGCCCGGCAGGGCGTAGGGCCGCACGTAGATCCGCCGGTTCGACCGGTAGCTCAGCTTCAGCCACCCGGTGACGTTCGCCCACGCGTTCACCGCCTCCAGGATCTCCTCCCGGACGTTCATCTCCCGGTAGGTGGCCCGGATGGCGAAGTTGATCTGGATGTCCAGGTAATCCCGGTGCCGGGAGGTAATCCGGCTGCCGTTCCCGCCGCTGACGGGCGTCATGCTGACGTTGTCCTTTCCCGGGTTCTCGGTCACGCTCTGGATCAGGATCCGGCTGTCCACGCTGTCCAGCTGAACGCCGTCCAGGCTGACCCTGTGTCTCAGTCTCATCCGGTTCCCTCCGTTGCTTATTCAGAAATACCGCGCGCGATGTCCTGGCTCACGTAGTCGCTCAGCGCGCGCCCGGCGGTGGCCCCGTCGATGGTGACGCGGATATTGCCCACGGCCCGGGAAGCGCCGCGCTCCACGGCGGCCTCCACCTGGGCGGGCAGGCCCTGCATCTTGTTCATGCCGGTCACGGCGCTGTTCATCAGCGCGTCGGTGCCGCTGCTGTCCCCGCCGGTCTGCTGCTTTGTCCACCAGTCCGCGGAAGAATTCTCCATGTACTTTGTCATGGCGTCGGTGATGTTCTCCAGCAGGCTGTTGACCATGTACGGATCCAGATCCTGCTGCTCCCAGAACCGGTTGAGCAGGTTCCAGGTGTTCCAGCCTTCGGTCTCCGGCGCGTAGGCGTTGATCATGTTGTACAGCTCCGCCTTCTGCTTGTTCTGGCGGCTCTGCAGGCCCATCAGCAGCTCGTAGGGGTCGTCGGTCATTCCCATGTTGAGGAAGTTCCCGGTGACGTCCTTCACGTAGTTTCCGTTTTCGTCCTTCTTCGGGCCGAGGGCCTCCGCCGCGGCCCGGACAAAGGCGGTCTCCGCGCTTTCGCCGACCGCCTCCGCCACCTCGTCCGCGATCCGGAGACGCTCCTCCTGCTCGCTGATCCAGTTCGCCTCGTTCTGTTTCTGGGCCATGACCGCCGGGGCAATCCCCAGGCCGAACACGCCGCCCATGGTGCCGAGTCCGCCCGCCACGTCCAGGATCGTCGGCAGCGCCCCGCTCAGCCAGGTCCCGGCCTTGCCGATCAGGCTCTTCGCCGTGGCGCCCAGGCCGTACAGCAGTCCGTGGTCCCCGCCGGCGGCGTCCGCCACGCCCTTCCCGGCGCCCGCGATCGCGCCGCCCACGCTGAAGCCCTTGATCACCGCGATGTCCTTCACCACGCTGGCGATCTTCGCCGCCATGCTGAAGCCCTTGCCCGTCAGCCAGAACGCCGCGATGATCTCCAGCGCCGTGACCACGTTGCTGCAGTTGTCCTCGGTGAACCATTTCAGGGCCTCCACCAGGCTGCTCATCACGTTGCCCAGCGCCTGTACCGCGGGATCCTCGCTGGCCTTCAGGTCCTCCGCCAGCTGCGTCAGCAGCGCCACCCCGTCCTGGATCGCCTGTCCGATCCGCTCGAAGGCGGCGGTGATGTTCTCCTCCAGCTTGGCGACCGCCGCGTCCCGCTCCTCGTCGTTCTCGGCGTTGAAGTAGGCCATCAGCGCGTCCAGCACGCCCTGGGCGTTGCTGGTCAGGTCCATGGCCAGGCTGCCGAACAGCTTCACGGTGGCCTTGTCCTGCAGGTACTGCCAGCTCATTTTCAGGCCGTTCACCATGTCGTACAGCTCGGACATCTGGTGGATGTCTTCCTCGCTCAGCCCGTAGTTGCTCTCGCTGTACTTGTCCAGGTTCTCCTGGACCTTCTCCCAGTCATTCAGCAGGTCGAAGGCCTTGGTGGCGCCCTTGCCGAACATCTCGAAGCCCGCGGCGTTCCGCGCCTCCGTGTCCAGCCTGCTCATGGCGTCCATGACGGCCATGGCGTACTCCCACTGGTCCTTGTAGTTCTCTTTCGAGACCCCGGTCAGCTCCGCCACCTTTTTGGAGTCCTTGGCGTTGATCTTGGTGACCAGGCCGCTCAGGTCCTCCAGGCTGGCGCTGGCCTCCGCCACGGCGCCCTGGTACGCCTGGATCGTGGCCACGTTGGTGTTCCAGTAGCCCGCCAGGTCCTCCAGGTTGTTGGACCGGGCCGCCAGGTCCACCACGCTCTCCCACACCTGGGCGATGGCGCTGGTCACGGTGCCGATCATGGTCTGGAAGGCGGTCTCGATGCCGCCGGAGATGGCGTCCCCGACGCCGGCGAGCTTGCCCAGGCTGTCCGCCACGCTCTTGGTGGCGACGGTGGCCATGCTTGCGTCCGTCTGCACCTGCTTGAAGCTCTGCCCGACGCCCTCCAGCTCGTTCCGCATGGTGGCCAGCCCGGCCCGGGCGTTGTTCAGCTGCTGCTCCCACTTCGCGGTGGCCTCGGCGTTCTCGCCGTACTTTTCCTTGGCCTCCGCCAGGGCGGCCTGCAGGGTCCTGACGACCTTCTCCTGCTCCTTGATCTGCTTCTGCAGGCTCTTGGCCTTCGTCTCGGCCTTCTGCTGCTCGGTGGCGTTGCGGCCCAGCTCCGCGGTCTCGGCCTTCAGCTCGGTCCGGAGGGTCTGGAGGTTGCGCTTCGCGTCCTGCAGCGCTTTCCTGTACTCCTTCTCGCCTTCCAGGACGATCCGCTGTTTGATATCGTTTCCGGCCATGTCCCACACTCCTACATCAGCAGCGCCTTGCGCTTCTCAATCTTCCCGCCGTTGACCCGGACGTCGTACTCGGTCCGGATCTTGAACATGTCCATAATGAAGCCCGGCAGCATCCGCCGGGCCTCGCTCACACCGATGCCGGCGATGAGCGCGAAGGCGTAGTATTCCCGCACCCGCGTCCCCCGCCGGTCCGTCAGTTTTTTCTTTCAATCTCTTCCAGGTAGGCGTCGTGGACCTCGTCGTCCGCCTCGCCCCCGCCGGTGGTCTCGCTCCGGGTGCCCTCCTCGATGGCGGCCCTGATCGCCGCAGAGACCTCCCGGATCTCATGGATGCCGGCGTGCCGGATCTCGTTCCCGGTCACGTTCTCCGGTTCCCCGGCGAAGCTGCGGTAGCTGTTGGCCAGCACCTTGAAAAGGAACCGGGTCGCCTTCAGCTGGCTCCCGTCCTGCAGCTCCTGGAACACCTTCTTCATGGATCCGTACTCGTCCTCGATCTGCTCCATGGCGTACATATCAAACCGGAGCGGATAAACTTTTCCCTTGAATACCACCGATGCCATGCGTTTCACCCTTTCCCCTTTTCGTTTTTCGCAATCGCTGAGTTTCCCGAATACGCAAAAAGCGGGGCGGAGGGTCTCCCCTCCGTCCCTGTCGGTCCGGCTCCCTTACGAGATGCCGGCCCTGCCGTTCAGCCAGGTGCGCACCGCGGTCTCGGTGCTGTCGGTGTCGGTGTAGTAGTACTCCACCTTGCCGGCAGCCGAGGTGGTCACGCCCAGGATCTCGCCGGTGAGGTTGTTGGTCTGGAAGCTGGTGCCCTCTTCCTTGGTGCGGGCGTTGTCGTTGTCCAGGCCGAACTGAACCTTCGGGAACCAGAAGCCCTTGTAGCTCTTCGTCCCGCCGGCGACCTCGCACACGATATAGCCGAAGCCCACGTAGGGCGCTTCGTCCTCGGTCACGGTCAGCACCTTGCTGGAAACCGTGTAGCCCAGCAGCGCGCTCTTGACGTTGTCGGGCAGCTTCGCCAGCTCCAGGGCGATGGTGCCGCCGGTCATGCCGTTGGCGCGCTCCACCGCGTGGTTGTCGGCGAACAGCTTGACGTCGTCCCGGTTCAGGGTCACGTCCGCGCTGATCAGCATGTCCGCGACGCTCGTGCCGCCGCTGTAGACGCACGCGCTGCCGGCGCCGCCGCTGGAAAGGGTCGCGTAGGTCAGCCCCTTCAGTCCGATTCTTGCCATCTGTCATTCCTCCTGTGTCACTTAAGCTCTTCCATGCACTTCGCGAACGTGGCGTTCATGACCGCCAGGATCCGCGGCTCGCATTTCTTCCTGAAGCTGTCGTTCAGGAAGTAGTCCGTCTTCTTCTGCCGCCTTCCGCTGGCCTTGTGGAAATAGCCGTAATTGATGATCTGCAGCTTCATCTCGTTGCTCACGCCCCGCGGGTCGGATCCCTGCGGATACACGTCGATGACCGTGGCGTCGATGTCCTCGTACACCTTCGCCGGGGCCACGGCGTTCCGCATGGATCCGCTGATCACGTGGTGCTTGCTTTCGATGGTTGCCTGCATTTCCTTCTGGAGCACCTTCGCGCCGTTCTCCACCATCTCCCGGCGGATCCGGCGCTGGACGTCGTCGTCCAGCCGGTCCAGGGTGCTCCGGTAATTATCGTCAATCTCCCACCGTGCCACGGTCAGCCCTCCGTTCCCTCCGGGTCCTCCGGGTCTTCCGGATCCTCCGGGTCTTCCGGATCCTCCGATTCCTCCGTCCACGCCATCGGGCCGATGATGCTGACGTTCCAGCTCCAGTGGTTCTTGCCGATGTCGAAGGCGAACTCGTGGGAGGGACCGCTGAACCAGTCCGCGGCTTCCGCCAGCTTGGCCTGGATCCTGCAGATCCATTCGTCGCTCCCGTCGTCGGCGTAGAGGTGGACGGTCAGGCGGAAGATCTGGTCCTGGACCTTATCGTCCGCCCAGAGGGAATCCGCCTCCCCGGCCAGCTCCACGACGCCGTAGGTATCCGGCGCCTTGTTCTCCCAGGCGTCCCGCACGAATGCGGCGCCCTCGATCTCGTTCAGCTTCTCCACCAGCAGGTCCGCCGCGTCCCGGGTGACGGTGGCCGGCGTGTCATTCGTCGCCATTGACGTCGCTCCTCTCCGCGGTCAGCTCGATGCCGTCGTCTTCGGTCATGTAGGTCCGGGTAATTTTGTACTTCTGCCCGTGGTACCTGGCGTACCGCTCGCCCTGGTAATCCTCCGCCAGCGCCAGCACGAAGACGATCTCCGGCTGCACGCCCGCGTTCAGTGCGTTGTAGTATTCGCTCCGGGTCACGCTGCGGACGGTGCAGAACACCTCCCGCTCCGTCTCGGTGACGGCCGCGTGCACCCCGTGGGCGCTGGCTGTCTCGGTGATCAGCCGGATCACATCGGCCCGCATCATTCGCCGTCACCGTCCTCCTCCGGCGCTTCCTCCGTTTCCTCGCCGTAGTCGGTGTATCCGGTGGCGTGCATCAGCTGCGCCTTCTGGATCCCGTAGCTTTCCGCCAGCCGGTCGTAGTCCGCCGGGCTTCCGAAGTGCATCCGGACATAGGTCAGGATGGCCCGGATGACCAGGCAGTCCTCCAGGGTGCTGTCGTCGCTGATCGACGTGACGGTCGCGCCGTTCTTTGTCGTTTCGGTTTCCGTGAAGGATACCGTGCCGGGCAGCTGCACCCCGGCGGTCTCCAGATCCTGCGCGCCGGCGACCATCAGCATGCACAGCTCGCTGTCATACGCCTCCGTCGTGATCCGCAGCGCCTTCCTGCACTCCCTCAGCATGGTTTTTCCTCCGTTTCATGTCCATGTATGCCCTGTATTCCTTCTCCCCGAACAGGTGGATGGCGGGACAGTGGGTATCCATCCAGAGATCGAACCCGGCGCAGGCGGCCCGGACGCAGAAAAAGCGGTCCTCGCCCCTGAGCGCCTCCCGGATGTTCGGGATCGGCGCGTAGCCCACGGTGCCCGTCTCAAAAACCCGCCGCTTCGCCAGGATGAGGCCG